TTTAAAGATAAAGAAGTTGTTAGCACCTAAAGTACATAAAGCTCTTTCAGATAAGAAGTTTACTTCCATAGCATCTAAGCTAGAAGTAGCTGCTCCACCTGCTGAACCTGTAATCCAAGTTTTGTAACGTCTGTCTTCAGTTTCTGAAGCTCTGTAACGAACGTGTAAGAAAGGACGCTTAGCATTCTTTCCTAATACTTGGTCGTATACAGTTGTAGAACCTGCAGGTACTAATACCCCATTGATAGCTCCACCAACGATATCACCACGCATTGTTGGATCGTTAAGATATTTCCAGTCTGTTTTGTAGAAATCATATCCTCTACGGAATCCTGAGAATCCTAAGTTTAGAGCCATTTCTTCGTCATTGTCAAAAAGACCATATGATGTACCACCTGGGTTACCATATGAGTTTTGAGACGCTAACATATCATCAATGTCAAATCCAAACTCTCTGTTTAAGAAAATTACGTTTTCTTCAATAGAACCTTGCTTATCAAGTCTTTGAATAATTGCATCGAAATCTGCAAGAGTTGTTGGGTTACCACCACTCCATACATTTCCACGCTCTTCAATAACATAGAAAAGTCCTTCTGAACCTTTGTTACCTACACCTGAAGCTACACCTTCTACAATTGCTGCTGCACCTGAACCTGCTTCTGCTGGTACTGCTTCAACCATCGCTGTTTCTAAATAGTCTTCAAAACGAAGTCTAGTTTCATGCTCTGATTTCAAATACCATAAGTATCCTGTAGCACCATTTTCAGTTGTTACTTCAATCCATCCAATCTGAGCCATGTCAGAACCACTTACTGCGTAGTGATCTTTGATGATGATTGGTGAATTTTGGAAAATACTGTCATCAGCTTCTAACTGTCCTTGCATTCCAATAGCTCCTTTTTGAAACTCAGAACCATAGATAAATAAAGAACATTTTACTGCTGCTGCCATTGATTGACCTGCTAACTCATAGTAAGCTACGTCAATTGTTCCGTTTCCAGTATCTACTGCCGTTACAATTGCTTTGTTACTATTAGTTGAAGCAACTGAACTGTCAGACAACATAATTGTTTGACCAACACGAATTGCGATAGAACCTGAACCAGGTACTAATACATCGTTAATAGTTAGAGTTGCCGTAGCCGCTCCTGCTGCTCCTGCTGATACAACATCAGCATATTTAGTGTGTAGTCTTCCTTGCTCAGCCCATTTGATAAGGTCAGAGTTAGAAGGCATTTCAGCGCCTACCATTCTTAAGAATGATGCTACTGTACGATTACCGTAACGTTCGAATTCTTTCTCGTAAGTATCTGGAAGATATTGGTTTAAGAAATCAAAGTTAGTAATGTAGTTTGTCTGTAATAAAACCTGTTCTGAACTTGGTTGTAAGTCAAACCCAGGTACTGCATCTACTGCCATAATAATAATTTTTAAATTTTTAACTTATTTTTTTTTACTTCTAATTTTCAACCCTCTGCCGCTTGCGTCTGAAACTTGTCTAGCTTTAAAACCTGTATCTCCAATTGATTGAGGAGTTTGCCTAATTGACATATTGACGTTTTTACTTTTTTTAGTAACGTCACCAATCGCATCTGCTTTTCCTTGCTCATAAAAATAATTAGCAAATCGCTGAGGATCCATAGCAGCACTTAGCGCTCTATGCCATCCTTTAGCATCATTTATTAAACCATCATCGCCAACATATTTACTGACTAGATTGTTTAAATCACTTTGCTTAGACTTCATCTCATTAACGTCACCATAAGAATATTTTACTTTTTTGTCTCCTACTTCGAACTCAAAACCTTTGAATTCAGGATTAAAAACTTCATTAGTTCGTTTAACAAAAAACTCATTCTTCTTATCATTGACTTCTTTAGCTGATTGAGAATTTTTAATATAACTCTTATAAGCTTCGATTTCCTTAACTTGTTCTTCTGAAATAGAATTCCCACTTGACTCAAGAGGAATTCTGTATTTTTCTTTTAACTCATTAAGATATGTCTTAGCTTTTGAAAGTTCTCTTTTTTTAGCAATGTTCTTTTTCTTTATATCTTTTTCATCATCAATATCTTCGTCATAAGAAAATTTTTCTTCCATTAAATAATGAATATCTTCTTTGTCTAGGTCTGATTCTGTTAAAGAATAGTACTCTGCTAATACTTGATCGTCATCTAAGTCATCGTATTGTTTATTTACTTTTACGAAATCTTCGAATCCACGACCTGTATTCTTTTTATAATCTAAATATTTAGATACTTCTTCAGGTAAATTATCTGATTGTTCTCTTTGTGAAAACAAATCATCTACAGAAGGTATATCTTTATTATATCTATTCTTAATATATGAAAGAACGTCATCCTCACTTAACTCTGAGGATTGAGTTTCTGTGGTTTGTGCATTTTCTGCACTAACCTTATTATTGTCAACTTCTGAGTTTACTTGTTCTGTTGAACTGTCAACTTCTGAGTTTACTTCTTGCTCGTGTTTTTTTAGTAGAGTTTCTTCTACTTCCTGTGTAGATTTTTCTGGCACAGAATCTAGTGATTTTACTTTAATTTCCATTTGATTTAATTTTTACAAAGTTACTATATAATTATAATTGATTTTCAAGCTTATCTTGGCTCAAATTCAGCAAGGTCAAACCCATCTAAACTATCTTCATTGGATTCAAAACTAACTGATGGTAAATTGTTTTTTCTTTGTTCTATAAGTTTTGATTGTTCTGTATTCGCTTGAGATATTCTAGCAGACTTAGCATTCTCTCTTTCATCTTCTCTTTTTTTCAAACCTTCTTGCTCCATTTTTTTCAAATCGATATCCACCCCTTTTAATTTCATTTGAAGTGAAAACTCAAGATTCATAAGCTCAGCTTTTATCGAGGCTTCACCTTGCATCTTTTTAACTGAAAATTCAGCTTTAGCTTGTTCTAGCTGTATAGCTGCTTGATTCTCCATTTGGAATTGCTGCATCTTAGCTTGTGCTGCCATTTGCTGTGACTGCTGATTTATTTGAGCTTGCTGTTGAGCAGCAGCAGCTTTTTCTTTTTGAAGTCTATCTTGCTTAGCTACTCTTTTTAATTTAAGTATTTGATTAGCTAACTTTAAGTTTCTTATTTCACGTATATCAATAGCGTCTTCTAAGTTTATAGAATCTCTCTGCAATGCCATTTGAATGTTTTGTTCAAGCATTTTTCTTTCTTCTTCGTCAGGCTCAATTTCTATAAATATTCCAAAGTCACTTAAATATAATTTACTTATTTCTTCAAGTATTCCAACGTTAAATTTTCCAATTTGATTAACAAATTCTTCTCTAAATTCTGAATACTCTATTACATCAGCAATTCTACTAGATAATGCTGTACAAAGTCTTTGACTCATTTGAAGACCTGCGTCTAAAATATGTCTTGTGGCTGTATTACTACTTAATGCAGCCAGTTTTTGTAATCCCACTAAAGAATATGAATCAGGAGTTGAGCCATCTCTTGCCTCGTTTAATCCTGTTACATCTCTTAGCATTTGCATATAATGATTATATGAACCAACTAAGCTTTGTATTTTACCTTGTCCTGAATTACTATTTAATTGTTGAATTGGTACTTTTGCTTGATTGTAATCTCCATCTTGAGTATAGCTTCTACCAATAACAGAACCTGTTTGAAAAAACATTCGTAATGCATCTTCAGGATTATATGCTTGGCCTGTTCCTAGGTCTACTTCATTTAATCCATCAGCATCTATAAAAACACCATCAGGTACTACTCTAGATATTACTTGTTGTAATTTTAAATGTGTTATTTGAATTAAATCAGCAAACGTAATCATACGTCTTGTTAAAGATTCAAAAACACCTTTATACATTCTAGGTGCGCATGCTATGTATTCAGGATACACTTCTTGAGATGCTGACTGTGGTCTAGCCATGTTTTCAGCCATTTCCCATTTAAGCAAAATATTTGTACCCATCACCATTACACCTTCATACCAAACATCTATAGTTTTAGAAACTTTTTTAAAGTTTCCTTCCTCTTGCATTTCTTGAGTAGGATCAAATGTGTCTTCTTTTTCTATTACTTTTTCTGCTCCTACTGAATTTACTTTTTTCTTGTAAGTGAATGTGTGAGTTGTTTTATAATTAAAAAACAAAACAGTAGCACTATCCTTACTAAACAAACTATTATTATAATACTGAGCTGTATTATTGTAATCATACCAACTTTGACTATACTTAGATATTTCATCCATATCCTGTCTTGTCAAACTAGTATCTATCTTTTTTAATTCAGTTATTGGCAATGTTTTAATTTCACCCCAATAGAAACAATCTTGAAAATGAGGATCTTCTGTATAACTATAAACTACATTCGCAGGGTCTACATATTCAACTGTTATTCCTGCACCTGGTTTAAATGTATTTTTACACATTGAAACACCTAATACAGTTTGATCGTAGTACAACTGTTTTTGTATTTCGTAATATCTATTTTCAGAAAGTAATGTATTTATTGCTTCCTCTTCTGCTATTTCAATTGAAGGTTTATACTTCAACTGCATATGTAATGCTAATTCTTCTGAAGTATTAGGAATATCCTCTTCTGACGTAGCAAACGTGTTTATTCCTAGCTGCTGCTGTACCTGTTTCATAACAGGTTTTGCTAGCATATCTTTTTCTAAATTTACTTGGTATTCACTTCTTTTATCTAAAGACATTCCGTCTTGAGCATAAGCTTTTATTTTGAATACTCTATCAGCCATTCCATTTACAACAATGTCTACAAATTTTGGAATAATAGGTACAGGAGTCCAGTCAAGATTAAGATAACTTAAATCGCCATCTATAGCAAGTTCGTTTTTGTATTTTTGTATTGACTGCTCACCACGAGCATATAGTCTCAATCTATGGAAGTCTGCCCATTGATTGTAGAATCTACTTTGTCCACCATCTTTTCTGAACCATTCATATTGAATAGCTTGTCCTATTTGTAATCCAAACTCAAAGGAATCCTTTTCTTTGTCTGAAACAAATTGACTAGGAAAACCTGTGGGATTTAACGTGATTTTTACATCCTCCATTTATTGTATAATTTGGCTATAACTTCCCTTATTGTCGTATCTTGCAAAGTTAAGTTTTATTTTTGATTTCTTTTTAATGGGCTGATAAAGGTTCTTTTGCGTTGCCATAATAGCTAAGCCAGAACTTATTGACGCATCAAACTTAGTTCTGTTGTTAATGTTAAACCTTGCCCAGTCTTCTAAAGTTCTAATAAAATACATAGAACCTATTAAATCTGACTCTCTAAATGTACCTGACATATCAAAACCCACATGCTTTTCTATATACGACTCTATAGCTGCTGCGTGTGCTTGTTTTATGTCTTCTGAACTGTTTGGTATTCCTCCTAATTCTTTTTCTGTTTTTGATAATTTAGTATAAATTTTATCAGGCCTGTTCATACTAAAACCTCTGTATCCTCTATTTTTAAAATGATATAATAAACGAGGTTTATTATTTTCTATTAAAATTGGCATTCCATAAAACACGCAAGCCATAAGAACATCTTCAAAAAATATTTCTGCAGTTTGAGGTCTAGCAATGTATTCTAAAAAAAACTCACTAGTTGGGCCTTCATCCATATGAAACTTAGTCATTCCATGCAGCGCTCCATTAGAGCCTCCTCCTCCTACTGTGCCTGATATATCATAGCTATCACAACCAAACGCACCCATATGGTCATTGCTTGGATATTTAACTCCGTTTTTATAATAATATTTGTTTTGTAATTGTTTATTTGGAGTCCAAGAAACATAAAACCTACCTCTATCATTTGGTGAAAAAATAACCTCTGTATCTTGAACGCCATTTTTCCAACTAAAAGAACCTCTTGTAACAAACCTATCTTTTATCAAAGAATCGTTGTAATCTATCTGCTGATAAATTTTTTGCAAATTAAATAATGATTGCTTGCTTTCATCTCTAAATGCATGAGACTCTGTTCTAGGAAATTGCCTATAGTATTCATTTAATCCATCAGGATCCGACTTTAACCCTTCTACTTCATTATTCCAATGATTGATAACACCCTCATCTATTACGTCTCCAAATGGCCCTTCTAAATCTTCTTTCGGCTCATCAAACACAGGATACCCATAAACATCTATAAATCCTTCATAATTCCATTCCATAGGGATGAAAAGTGAATATAGTCCACTTTTAGTTTGACCATTCTTGTTTCGTTTTCCCACATCGGAATCTGTATATAATTTTTTAAAGTTACCTCCACCTTTTTCTAATGAATTAGATGTACTTCCCATCATACATTTTCCGATAATTCTAGAACCCAACCTTAAACAAGTTTTTGTAACCCTCCAATTATTTAGTATGTTGTCAGGTCTTTCCCATTTCCCACTTTCATCGTGAGCAAGTATTTTTAATTTTTCTCCATCGTACGAGTTGTCCCCTGTGTTTTTCCAGTCAATCGTGGTGTCAAGACCTTCGAGTTCCTCAACGGCTTGATTTGCATCAAGTTTCTTTCTGGTGAGTTTTGAGGCAGGGACTCTATAGGCAAGCTCCGTCTTCGGCCTGTCCATACCGTCCTGGATGGGTTTGAAGAAGAAGGGATAGTTGAGCGATATCGGTACGACCTTGTCGGTAAACATCTTCTTAGCATCTGACCCAGTTTTTGACAATATTCCGTAACGTGAGTCACGTGAGGTGGTAGCTGAATGCACGAGTTCTGATGAGGACATAAATGAAAAGCCTGATCGTCTGTTCTTAAGATAACACATCCCATATGACCTTGCATCTGCCTTACAAGCTTCCCAGAATATATAGAATAATCTATTTGATTCTCTAAAGTTTGGCTGCCCAACATCAATCTTGGTCCAGCACAAGTACATGTAATGAGAGCCAGTAATATAAGTAGGAACGTTTTTGTTATTAAACCAAAAACCTTTTTCACGCCTTTCAAATTCTTTGTCAATATAGTCATACCATTTTTCTTTAAAAGTATCAGGGTATTTATCCCAATCAAATACATTCTTTATTTTACTTAATTCTTTAGGATATTCTAATTTATCCCAATAATTATTTTTAAAACTATGAACATCTTTTACTTTTGGTAAGGCTATTCGTAATTTTTGTATTTCATATACATCACCAATTGTGCCGTCTTTTGAAATAATAACAATGTCATATTCTTTATTATATCCATACTTCCATGATTTCTTTTTATTGTAAGAATTCAACACCTTTTCAGGCACAACATTTTCAAGTATTTTATATAAAGTTTGTGTATACATTATTTTGACCTACCTTCTGCAAAGCCTTTAAACAGCGCTGCTTTTGTTTCTAAGTTATCTGTATTAATCATGCTATTTTCTTCTTCAATCTTAGATAAAATTTCAAAAGCGTCAAATATAGCTAGCTTCTTAGAAGCTGCTGCATTCTTTAATCTATCTGCTGCAATATCAGGAGCTAGTCCATCTAAGTCTTTTTTTAATATACCTTCATTAGCAACTTTTATAAGCTCTTTTACAGCTTTCTTTCCTGCCTTAATTATTTCTAATTTTAATTCTATATTATTCATAAAACCATTGTTATGTTATCAGTAAACATTCTGTACAATTTTTCACCATCTAAATTATACTCATATTCGCTATCAGGTTGAAAATAAACTTTATCACCTTTATTAACGCCTTTACTAATTAAGTTTTCATTAGTATACTTAACTAAGCCCATTAATGGTTCTTCGTCTTGATGTGTTTTAAGATAATTGGTTTTTTTAGGTAAAGGTTTTACCATGCAGTATTTTGAGTGGCATGACCAAATGTCTTTACTTTTAAACATAAAAAATTGATCGTAATCAATAAAAAATAAATTATCTTTAAAAAAACTTTTTCCACTTCTCTCTTTTCCTTTCATATCATTATAATATTTAAAAACATTATGATGAACTAAAAGCGTATCCCCTATTTTAATTGGGCCTGAATAGTTTATTGGTGTTTCAACAACTATTGCGTATCTATTTGATGCGGTATGATCTTCTTTTGATGTACTTGTTATAAAATTAACATTTCCAATCTTTTTAGTATTATCATACCTTTTGTCATTGCTTGGTTTTACAATGAAATAAAAAGGTGATTTCATTCAAAATTTATATTATATTCGATTGATATTGGCATATTTGAATTAAACTCTTTCCAGAGAAATATTTCTCCTTGTTTGTTTTCAATCCATATTTTTATTGAATCATTTTCAGATACATATTTTATTAAATGTATAATATAATTTGCATTTAAGATTTCTTGATTTACAATATAGTGCATTGCACTCGATTTATAGTCTGCTCCGACTGATATTTTTCTTATATCCATTTTATTTTATTTAAGGTGGTGAACAGTATCCTAAATCTTGCACAATAAAATTGCCTGTCTTAGGATTATAAATAACCTCTATCCATTGGTCAAAACAATAAGTAGTATAATAGAATCCTGTACTTACTTTGCAACCTTCACCTCCATTATTATTACAAATTAAATCTCCAATTTTAATACAGTTACTACTACTTCCAAAGTAATATAATGTTTGAGTAGGTTTTGTTCCACAAGATTTAGAATTATAGCTTCTTTCAGGCCCATAAGCATCAAAAGCTCTCCATACTATTTGATTTCCGTAATTTCTAAAATTTAGTAAATTATCTTTACTGCCTGCATACGCAGGATCAAATTGAGCTGAATCCGCAAATTTAAAAAGGTCTGAAAGATTGTTGTAGTCTCCCACAGCAGCCTGTACATCAGACATAGTAAATGTGGTTGTATTAGGTACAGCCATTACTTTTCAAGTTTTGCTAAACGAGATTCTAGCTCTGAAATTTTAGCTATTAATAAATCTACGTATTTAACTGATTTAAAACCGTCTTCATCTTGACTAACAAACTCAGGATGAGATTTTTCTAAATCTTGAGCTATAACACCTGTTCTATAATCTCCTTTTTCTTCTTTCATTTCAAAAGACTTCCAATCAACATCTATTTTTGTTGGTTCTAAATCTTTTATTTTTGTTTTTAAACGCTCATCAGAAGACAATATAAAGTTAGTAGCTCTAACTGTAGAGGTAAATCTACCTGTACCTGTTACATCAAAAGTGTAAGAAGCAGAGCCTGAACCAATTTTTACCCTATTATTACTTTGAAGGTTTAAAGTTGTATTTCCTGAATTATAAAAAGTAATGTCAGATGAATCGCCAGCAATGTATGCTTCACCACCAAGTCCATTAATATCTCCTATTTCAAATTCACCAACAGAAGGATCTATATAAAATCCACGATCTCCACTATCATGCACTTCAAAATCTCCATCTACGTTTAGCTTAGTATTAGGTGTCAAAGTACCCACGCCTACATTTCCATTATAACGAATGGTCATTCGGTCTGTAGGAGAATTACCTGAACTAGTCGATCCAGTTCCAAATCTTAAATTACCTCCACCACCTGACCCTGTACCTGCGGAATTTTGATTTACAGACCTTATATATGAATTTGCATAACCAAAAGTAGCGTCATCTTTGTGAGCAAACTGAACTCTTCCAATCTCTTGACCTGCTGATACAGTTCCATCCATGCACATTAACTGCAACACACCTGGTGCGCTATTTGTCACAGGTTGAACTGGTGTAGCAACAATAAGATTAGGGGTTAATCCAAAATTAGGCGCTGGATACATTGGAGACCCTATAGCTGCAGTTGTACCAATTTTTAATGTAGTAGATACTTCTGCTGATGTTAGTAATTGTATAGCCATTATTTGTTTTATATATTATATAGGCACACTACATTACATAGTGTGCCTATAAAAAAGTTTACCCTACATATGTAAGAAGAACTATGTAACTTCCATCTGCAATTGTACCTGCAAAAGCAATAGTTAAATCACTACCACTTCTAGTTACTTCAGCAAATACTGTATCTCCATTTGAAGACATAACTTCAGCTTTTACATCTAAAGCATCAGTTACTCCACCTCCAAATACACCTGAATTTGAAACATCTACAGCAAATTTAGTTACTCCACCTCCTGTAGTTCTTGTTACTGCTCCTGAAGCACTAGTTAATGTAAGTCTTTTTCCTAATGCACCTGTAACTACAGAGTTTAATGCATATCTACCATCTAAATCAACAGTTACATTTCCTAAACCTTGTCTTGCTGCAGTTAATATACCATTACCTGTGTTAAAAGATAAAGAAGTTAAATAGTTGTTAGTTCCTGTTGAAGGAGTTACCCAACTACCATCACCACGTAAGAACGTAGTACTTGAACCTCCTGAAGGAACGTGACCTACATCACTACCTCCATCATATGCCATTGACTGAACTTTAACATTACCTGTAGTTGGATTAACCACAATTGGCGTTCCTGAAGAAGTCCCTGGACTTACTTCATCTACACTAGTTACAGTTTGAGTATTTGTATTTACCCATGGTACGTTAACTACTAAGTTGTCTCCTGAGTCAACTTGAACCTTATATGTTCTACTAGCTGTTGAACTAGATGAGTTTGCCGCTACTGATTGAGTTCCAGCTACATTGGCGTTTATAGTGTTACCTGATAAACTTAAACCTGTTCCTGCAGCTCTTTGCGTGTTTGTGTTTGTTGGGGTTACCCATGAACCATCACCTCTTAAGAAAGTAGTACTTCCACCTCCTGAAGGCACAATACCTAATGTTGAACCACCACTATAAATATCAGAAGAAACCCATCCGTTTGATGTTACATTAAAGTGAGCTGAATTAAATCCTGCAATACCTTTTGTTGTTGCTCCATCACTTGAACCTGCTGTTGCAACACCTATGTTGTTTTGAACTACTGTCCAATTAGCTAGTGCGGTTGGAGCATCTGATTCTGCAATAAGTAAATCACCATCTTCAACTGTTTCTCCAAAGAATTGTCCTGCAGTTGTTACTGCATATGTCCAACCTTGTTTAATAGATGAACTTGGATTTGAATCCAAGTCAGGTGAGTTGGTTGCTGCGTTATATCCTCCTTGGAAAATTAAAGCTCCTGAACCTGCTAGTGTAGAATCTACATAGCTTTTAGAAGCTGCTGAACCTGCTGCTGTTGGAGTTACTGGAACACTTAACTGTCCTGTAAAAGAACCTGTACCTGTAACGCTTAAAACACCGCCTGTCATTGTTATATTGTCTCCAACTGTTAAGTCAGAAGCAATTGTAACGTCATTTGGTAATCCAACAAATATTGTCCCTCCTGCTCCTGCAGTTTCAGTAACTTGTATTTCATTAGATGTACCACTAACAGTAATGCTTGTGTCTGTTCCTGAATTAGCATCTAATTCTACTTTAGCGGTATTTGAAGCACCTGCTCCAACTTTCAACTGATAAGTTGTGTTTGTATTTGGGTTAGCAGGTAAAGTAAATGTTGTTACTTCATGAGCTGTAACGTGTCCTGTAGCATTTGTTGTTACGTCTGTATATGCATCGAATGTCCCTCCAAATGATAAAGTAGCAGTATCTGTAGTTTCTGTATTAGACTGACTTGCGTGAGAAATATTTACAGAACCACTTGAACCACCACCTGTTATTGGCGATGTTGTACTTACATTTGTAATATCTCCTTGAGGTGCTAAAGCAATTAAACTTGATACAGCAATTTCTTTTACTGTACTATCTGTTGCATCCTCATATAAAATTCTATCAGCAGCAACTATAGTTGTTCCATCTGGAGCAGAATCTATAATGTTATTTGCACCTGAATAATCTACAGCTAATGATACTGAACCTGAAGTTCCTCCACCTTGAAGACCTGCTCCTGCACTTACTGCAGTAATGTCTCCTTGTGGAATAGATGGGAAAGTTACTAAATTACCTGCACCATTAATATACTGAGAAGTTGTACCGTTCATTGTTATATTAACGGACGGATTAATTGTAGCAGTTCCTCCAATTCCAGCTGTAAATGCATTACCTGCATGTGAAGCTGCAACAGATGTTACTGTACCATCATATTGATCATTTGTTGTAATTGTAATTGTAGAACCTGAACGTGTTACACTAGCTGTACCACCACCTGTAAATAAAATACTATCAGTACTTGATGGATTAGAAGCCACTAAATTAACTGTAGAAGTTCCATTACCTGAACCTGTAGCAGTTAAATCATAGGTTGTGTTTGTATCAGCAGAAGATTGAAGGGCTACCCAACTTCCTCCTTCACCAACTTTCAGCTTATCGTCTGTGGTGTTGTAATATAACTGACCATCAACAGGAGTTCCTGCAGCTGCGTCATTTATTTCGTTTTGAATTTTTGCATTGAACAACTCATTTTTGTTGAAGTCAATGCTGTTTAAAAAATTAATTGCCATGTTGTTTTTTTTAGTTTAAATAAGCTTTACCTGCAAAGGCTGCTGAAAATGTTAATGTTACGTTGTTATTATCTATATATTCGACTTCGCCATGAATGACAAATTCATTGGTATTTACGACTGATACTGATGGAAACCTAGCTAAATTATGCTGTATATTCCATGTTACAGATGAAACTCCTTGTGTAAAAGTAAAAGTTGAATCTGTATTATCCTGCCATGTTGCTTGTAATGTTCCACCATCTTCACGATCTAAGGTTAATGTTTTATTACTAGACCCTGTTACTGTTGCTTTATATATTGAAGCTTCATAAGCAGTTGCCCAATCCTGGGAATCATAACCATCAGCTGTAATAGTTCCTGAAAAATCTACATCAGATGATATTTTTAAATTACCTAAAACATTATCTATATAAGCATCTGTTCCATCATGAAAAATACTAAGCTCATTTCCTGACCCCCACAATGACTTTACATTGTTACCGTGGTAAGTAGGCCCATTCATTATTCCACCTGCAACAGGTAAATAAGGGCCTCCTGTAACATAAGTGCTTGTGTCTAATGAACCATCTCCTTTTAAAAATTGAGAAGCATTACCACCTATGATTACAAACTCATTTGAAATGTACTTTTTAATTACAGCCATTTATTACCAATTCTTTTGTACTATATTCACATATGAAAATGACGTTGGGCCATCTTGCATTATAATATCTATGTAACTATTATTTCCACTTACTCTATATCTTAATGTTCCTACATTAGCCGCACTTGGAGTTACACTAGTATCTCCCATTTTAATACCGCCATTTACATCTAGCTTAGCTTGAGGGTTTGAAACACCCACACCCACAACTGAATTTGTATCTGTCGAAATTACTCCATTAGCATCTTGAATTAAAATAGAAGTGCTGCCTGCCTGATTTCCACCTGCGGATAAAAATAATGCATCATTAGTAGAATAAACATCGTCTTGTGAAGCACTTGATGATAAAGCTATATTTCCTTCTACTTCTAATTTTTCACTAGGCGCACCACCTGCTCCTATTCTTACACCTCCACCTTTTACAAGAACTGTTCTAGTAGAACTTTCATCATAAAGACCTAGTGCCGCTGCATTACCGTCTACATCTCCAATATTTATAACGTTGTTAGCCACTTCTGCTTCAGCAAATGCAATTCCAAATGAAGCATATCTTCCTGAACCATAGTGAGTATCAAAAGAGTATGATGGAGTAACCGTTCCAAGTCCAATTCCTTGACCTCCTTCAAACATTATACTGTTTCCAACAGCTGTATTGCTATTCCATTTAGTAATGTAGTCTTGAGTTCCAGAACCTGTAACTGTACCTCCACCTCCACCACCTGTGGATACTTCGATTACGTTACCATTTACATCAACACCTAAGTTATATGTAGCAGTTCCTGTTATTGTTCCACCTCCATATGATGGTAATTGTAATTCACCATTTTTATTTAAAACTAAGGCATTACTTTTAGTATTAATATCTTGTCCATTACCGATAGTAAATAAATCATCAGTACCAACCCAAGTACTTACACTTGGACTAATTGGCGCTAAATTAAATGAACCTAATACTGTTTCTCTGAAAGAAGTTCCTTCTAATCCACTTCCAATTACTACACCAGCTTCTCCTTTAACTAGTATGTTGTTTCCTATACCAACACCACTATTTAAATCAACTATTATATCACTTCCAATTGCTACAGTCTTATTAGCATCTGCTTTTGCGTTTGCACCCATTGCAATAGCTGAATCTCCGTTTGTGTTAGATAAATAACCTGCTGCAAAAGCATAATCTCCTAATGCAGAAGTTCTATATCCCATTGCTGTTCCTGCAGATCCTGTTGCAGTTGATTCAAATCCTGAAGCAAATGAATCACCTCCTGAAGCAACTGTTGAATTGTTTAATGCTACTGAAGCACTACCTGAAGCTGTAGTTTCTAATCCTAAAGCTACTGCTGCTGCAGAAGATGCTGTGTTTGACTTACCAATTGCAGTACCATTGATTCCTGTAGCTTGGTTTTCTTGTCCTATTCCAACACCATAATCTGCTGTAGAGTTGTTCTTGTATCCAAATGCAATACTCCATTTTCCTACAGCATCGTTATCTGTACCTATCGCAACTGCACCTTCTTTTTCAACATTATTTTCATAACCTAAAGCAATTCCATCTGATGCAGGTGCTTTAACTACATTATCACGACCTATTCCTGTACCACTAGTAGATTCAACTGTATTAGATTTACCTACAGCAAAAGAAAATTGTCCATCTGCATTACTTGAAGCTCCTATTGCAACTGCATTATTTGCAGTTGAAGCAATAGAGTTTCCTTCACCTATAGCGACTGAACCAGACCCTAATGCATTGTTTGCTGCACCTATTGCAACTCCACCTCCATTACCTGCTGAGCCTGAAACATTACTCTTACCTATTGCTATTGAGCCATCTTGTTCTGCAGTACTATCTTTACCTAAAGCTATAGAAGATGTTCCTTTTGCAGTAACACCTGTACCTATAGATATTGAAGCTTGTCCTTGAGCAAATGAATTTTCTCCAAATGCAAAAGAAGCTTGTTGTGAAGCAATAGAATCTTTACCTCCTGCAAAAGAATGTAGTCCTATTGATTCAGATGAATCTCCAAAAGCTACAGAATGATCTCCTGTAGATTTCGCTAGTTTACCAACTGCAAATGATGATTCACCTGTTGAAATACTTGTATTTCCAAATGCAGTAGAAAATTTTCCATCTGCTGTTACGCTAGTTCCCATTGCAAAAGAAGCTGTTCCATTTGCAATTGATTCAAAACCTGCGGCAAATGAATAATCACTATTTGCTGTAGTTTGATTTCCAAAAGCTTGTGAAGCTCCTCCTTGAGCATCAGTAGCATAACCTGCACTAAAAGAATAAATTCCAAATGCACTTGATGATTCTCCAAAAGAATTAGCATAATCTCCATCTGAAGAAAATGCGTCATTAAAGATTAAAGAATTAGTTCCTGCTCCTAGTTTTATTGGTGCATCACCAAGCTCTCTTGGTGCTGTCCATATTGCTATATTTCCTGTTGTACCTTGCCCTGTTAATACAGAGGAGTTGTCAATTTTATCCCAAAAAACATTTCCTGCAATATCTTCAGAGATAATTGCCCAATCACCTGGCTCCCAATCTGTAATTGTTCCACCTGCTGCATCTGTTAAAGGGGTTGTTCCTGCTACTGAAACTATCCAGTATTTTCCTGTGTTAGCAGGAATTAATAATAAACCACTTAAAAGAGGAGTGTTTGTTGAAGCATCCCAAGCTGATTGGTATTCTAATCCTGAACCTTGGAAGTTTTGCCAAGTTACTTTTCCGTTTCCATCTGAAACTAAAACTTGTTCTACATTACCTTGAGTGTTTGTAGAATCGTAAACATCTCCAATTAATCTTATTTCTTGATTCATTGTAACTGAATCATTAAAAATTGAATTTCCTGTAACAGTTAATGTTCCAGACAATGATGTGTTACCATTTACAAATAAATTACTTCCTACAGTTACTTTTTGAGCAACTTCTAAATTACCAACTCCTGAACCGTCATCTAAGTAAACGGTTGTACCAAGGACTTCGCTGGCTTTTCCACCCAGCGAAGCCGTATCTTGATAAAATAATGAATTTACTAATTTTACAGATTCCAATCCTGCTGTTGCAGCAGTAAAAATAGGAAGCCTGTATGACACACCATCAAATGCTGCGTCAATAATAAAATTAGCAATACCTTGTATTGTAAATGTTTTTGTTTGAAGACCAATTGGAGTAGAGTTAGCCGCTGTTCCAATTAAATAATCTGCCCCTTCAATCGGTGATTGACCAGGGTACGATAAAGTATTGCTAATTTTTGCCATCTTATTCTTTTTCTTTTTCTTTTATTTCACCTGTTTGCAAGTTAATAGTTGTGTTTTCTCCGTATTTCTTTACAAGCTTAACTTCTAAATCTGAGAATTTTTTTCTAACTTCTTGTACTTGCTCTATTATTAGGTGCTTTTGTAATTCTAAATCACCTAATTGAGTTTTTAAGTTTACAAAATCTGAATTCAAAGTTTGTAATTCTACTAGTTCTGTCTTTTTTAAATTTTTCATTTTATTAAATTATGGTTATTATGCAAAGGTATGAATTATTCTTTAGTTTTCTTTGAAGCTTTCTCCCAACTTCTTCCAACAAAATAAGCTCCATATACTGTTACAAGCAATGTTTGAAAAATAGGAATGTATTCTTTTGATATTGTAAAGCTTCCAATGTTACCATCTGTAAAACATAATGCAGTAAATATTACTGTCAAATATATTAGTACCATTGGACGAATATTTTTGGATAAGACTGAATCTGATGCCATGTCAAATTTCCAACGCTCGGTAACTTGTTCTTGAGCTTCTTTATCAGCTTGTTCTAAAATTTGTGTAATTTTTTGTTTTGCTTCTAACCTTTCTTCATCAGTAGTTATAAGCTCATCTAATACTTCGCCAACATCTTTTATTACATTTCCGCTGAGCCATTGCCATAGTTTTTTCATAAATACTTATATTCTTTTGTTGCGTCAAAACTTGGACATGCTTTTGCAGCAAAATCTCGATGAGAATGTATTACTGCATTTGGAAAAAGTTTTCTAAGAAATATCAGCAAAATTAAAATGCTTTCTTTTTGTTGGTCAGTTCTATTGTCAACTGCCTCGTATTTACCGTCTTCCCCTCTTTCTTCTTCAACTCCACCTGCGTAACAAATACCTATACTAGATTTATTGTGACCTTTTGTGTGTGCGCCTTGTTTTTCTAAGGATCTGCCAATTTCAATTTGACCACCTCTTTTTATAAAAAAATGGTAGCCAATACCTGACCACCCTCTTTTTTTATGCCACTTGTCAACCTCTTTCACATCTATATCATGTGAAGGTTTGGTTGCGGAGCAATGAACGATAATTTTATCTATTTTTCTTTTCATTATAATTAATCCATATTCTTTGAGCCGTATAAACTATAGAAGCTGCTAATAGAATTAATTTTAATAACATCTCTACGTGTGTAAAAGACACAGCTAAACTCACCAAATTTAAAGCATATATTTTTATATCTTGCATCGTCATTATTCTCTTATAAGTATGTAATTCACTTCTAAGTCTAATAATGCACTATTATCTTGCGTATATTCTACCATAGCGCTACTATTTCTCCTGCTGTAGTTCCTGTGTCAAATACTTGCAAAACATTTACAGGGAAAAATTGACCTGCGTAACACCCAACAAATATAACATCATCTCCACCAACGGTCTTCACTCGAACATTCCCTGGAAGTCCAATATATAAAGCACATCCATTATTTGTACCTCCTGTAACACTTGGAATTTGATCCGTATCACTTGGAACTACTAATGCTGCTCTACCTGCTTGTAATTTTTGATAAGCCATAGTTTATTTATTATAAGGGAACATTCTGTTTAAATTATCACGTCTTTGACCACACCCACAAGGCTTCCCTGTTACCTTACTGACTGTATCTACAACCTTTTTAATTCCAGTTGCTTTGGTTAATTTCTCAACGCTATCTCCTAATCCTCTTGATTTCATTTCTTACAATTACATAATTTGTTTGGACACTTGTCAATTACTTTAAAAGTTAAAGACATTATAGCGTAATTCCAAGCACATTGAAATTTACACCATACTCTTTGCATCCAAAGACCTAATTTTACAAAAGCTTTTCCCATTTATTTTTTTATTAAACCTGTTAAGTGTTTTTTAACTCCTTTAACATGTCCTGGGTGATCATGTCTGTAAGACATTCCTTTGTCAGCTCCATAAGAATGCCCATAATCTTTTTTAGACATTGCTTTTGACTCGTCTCTACGAGATTTCATAGATTGAGATTTTTTTCCGTTTCTCGCTCCGATTGATTCATCTAGACGAGAGTTGTATCCTTGTGCCATAATAAATTGTTTTTGTATTTTACAAATATACTAATATTTTAATACTTATTTTCTAGACTTAGCCCCCACACACTTCCATCTCTTTCTAGACAAATTGTTTGGAGTATTAGGATTGTTTCTTTTTTTTGCTGACAATCGTTTTTTTATACCTAAACTTCTCGCACAATAACTATCTCCTTTGCTTGTTCCAGGTCTTACTCTTGGGCCTCCACCTTTTGCTTTTCCTGCCTGTCCGTAGCTAACTTTTTTACCTGTTGAGGTAATTTTAACTTTTGCTTTTCCTGCTCTTGGTTTTGCCATTACTTTGTATATTTCTTAGTCACTTTCGCTGCCTTAGTATTGGAAACAACTGTTTTTCCTTTTTTACCTGCTGCTTTTTTCTTTCTTGCTGTTTTGGCTCTTGCTGCTTTACTCATGCTTTTTGCTTTTGCTAATGGTAAACATCTATCTGGATTTTTTTTGTTTTTGCTAGTGCCGCACTCTCCTTTTATTGAACCATCAGTTCCAATGCGTACCCACTTTTCTGCTCTCCATTTAGCTAACTCACCCATCTATATAAATTTATGAACCACAGCCTACGCACTCTACATAAGAATCTGTTGGCTTAATCCCTTTTAACTTCATCTCATACTTATGAATTACATCAGCAAACATCATTTGCTCTTCAAAATCATCAGATAATTCTTTCATCATTTTTACCGATTCAATATATTGAAGCGTATACTTTATAGTATCTTTATCCATTACTTTCCGTATTTAGGGTCTTTACAATATTTACTTGCCGCCATATTTGCATATGCAGACGGATATGTATCAAACTTTTTTTTAGCCCATGCTATTCCTGCAGGACAAATTTTATTTCCTTTTGTTTTACCTTTTTTTGCCATAATTAAAATGATGTTGTTTCAAGAACTAAAGTTACTTCTATTTCTGAATTTGAAGTAGGGATAGTTGATCCTGATGTCTGTACTCCTGATACATTAATAATTGTTCCTGCAGCTAAAGATACTGGAGGGCTAATTGCATTTTGACTTTTAAATGGATAAGTTCCATTGTCAGAATCTGTTAAATCAATTCCGTTTATGTTTTGAGGCGTTGTGTAATTTGCAGTATCTGTAGTAGCTCCACTAGGCTCTGTCATCGCTCTTAATTGAATTTTATAAACTCCACCAACTGGAATACCTACTACAGGATCATCTGATATCCATTTATAACTTATAGCAATTAACTTTGCATCTACAGGAATAACTAATACTGAAGAATGATCTGCTGCAGGAACTGAACTAATTCCAAACTCTAACGTATCACCAAAAATACCAGGGTCTCCACCAAAAACGTTTTGAAATGTTCCTGTAACCATGTACACAGAACCTCTTTTAGTATCTATTTTAACTGCACCAACATTGGGAACTGCAGATAAATTAGTTAGAACAACATTATCTCCTGCAACAAGTGTTACCTTGTCTATACCTCCGCCTGCGTTGTCTTCTAGTCTAAATTCATAGTTAAGAGGATTTGCAGCCGATTGGCCTGATAGTAAGTCGTATCTTAATCCTACTTTTTCAGATGCTATTTGAACATTTTCTGTCCCTGTGTATCCTACTAAAAAGTCTACATCTGCTTGATCTGTCTTTAATTCAAATTGTGAAAATTTCTTATTTGCCATTTTTATTTATTTTAAGGAGTTACGCATAGTTCTGGAATCATTCTGCTATCTCCAATTACTGTTTCTTGCTCACAAAAATCATCTAATTCTGTTATAATAAAACAGATTTCAGGTATATCTTCGTTTCTTTTATCTTGAAAAGGTATTCCGTTTCCTATAGCTGCTCCTAATCCCATTATTTTTCTTTTAACGGTTTTAATGCTTTAGGAGTTGGGTTTAAAGCCTCTCTTTTAGCTCTTTTATGAGCAAGCATTTCAAAGTTTTGATTATTGAAATTACTTTCAGCTCTTTCTTTAGCCATATGAGTTTTTAGTCGCTTATTAGCTTCTTCACATTGCTTTCTTTTTTTTGGATCTTTTACTGACTCACATCCCATAGTTTTATTTTTTTTATTTACCTCCTGTATTACCTTTATTCTTTCTTCCTTTTCCTTTTTTACCTCTAGCTCGTTTGTCTCCAGGAGTGTTAGACTTACTACCTCTATTTTTAGAGGCCTTTTCTAGTACAACTTTACCGTTTTTATGTGAGACATCTAGTCCATCATAATTTCCATATGTACCAAATTGACGATTTTTTTTATTATCCTCAACTCTTTGCTTAATAGACTTACGTTTTTTATTATACTTAGCTTGGTAGGCTCTATGTTTTTTTCTAGCCTCTGGGTTGTCTCGGTAAAATTTAGCTGTTCTACTTAATGCCATAATAAATAAGTTATCTTTGCAAAGATACAAATTTAATTAAATGAAAATTCGAAGAAAGATTAGCAAGGTATATGCTAGATATCAACCTAAAAGTGATTATCTAAAGTATTGGAAAGTCGTAAAACAATGGGCTAAGGTCAAATACGGATTAGGTACTGCTGATATTGAAATGCTTTTGTTTTTATATAGTGAAGAACTATTTACTCAAAAAGACTTTGAGGAATTCAACGAGATAATGTCTTGGGATAAAAACAGATTTCACAATCTATTAAAAGATAAACTAATTGTCGTATGGCGTAAACGTAAAGGACGTGAGTCTACATTATATGAGCTTGGTTTTTCTGGTAAGCGCATATGCGCTTCGATTTATAAAAAATTAAACATGGAAGAAACCGTCTCTGAAGACAGAAGACGGAATCCTATGTTTGATCCTAATGCTGATTATTCTCAAAAAGTTTATCGTAAGATAATTAAGAAAATGAATCAAGACATAAAAAAGAAATTATAATACTACTACAATATCTCTTTCATATATAATTGTAACTACCTCTTCTTCTAACATCATCTTGTGACCTGCGTTTTTATCATAATAAATAACGTCACCCTCAGATACTACAGACACTTCAGTCCCTGGAATCTTTATCAAACCTTTTTTGTACCTTAGCAAGTTACTGTCGTCAGACGTTAGTAAAATACCTGACTCAGTTTTCTGCTGTTCTTTGATTTCTGTAATTACAATGTACTTACCTATTGCTTTCATTTTTCTTTTTTTTAAAATCTCTTTACCTTCTGCTAACCAATGATTCATTTTCTTTTCATTGTTACAATTGCATTGGTACTTAATATTGTTGTAGCTACACTTACTGCGTTTTTCAATGCATTCTTTGTAACTTTTGCAGGATCTATGATTCCCATCTTGTACATGTCGCCAAAAATTTTATTTTTTACGTCATATCCAAAATTATGTGGAGCATCTGCACAACTACAAATCTTATCTCTAATTTCTTTTATGTTTTCTCCTGCATTTGTAAGTATTTGCTCTAATGGTGAAATCAAAGCTCCGTACATAACGTCATTCGAGTCTCCATCTCCTAGTTTTTCTGCACATCTTAAAAGTGCTACCCCTCCTCCTGGAAGAATTCCTTCTTCAATGGCTGATTTTACTGCACATACTGCATCTTCTACACGATCATACTTTTCTTTCTGCTCAATATCAGAATCAGCTCCAACATAAATTACACCTACAGCTCCTGACAACAATGCAATACGTTCGGTAATAAAATCTCTTTCTTTCTTGTCGTTATTGTTTTCTTTCTGAACTTTTAACTCAGAAATCCTAGACTTCGCATCTTGAACTTCGTCATTCATGATTACAGTTCCATCTTTTCCTATAATAACTTTATCAGCATGTCCTAAATCTTCCATTGTCAACATCCCAATGTTGTCGCCCTGCGACTCGCTGAAATATTTTGCACCTATCGCCAAAGCAATATCACTCATCAGTTCATTTGTTTTGTAACCAAACGATGGTGGTATAATATTACAGAGCTTTAAATTATTCTGAACTACATTCGCTGCTAATGTGTTTGTCACATTTTGAGAACAGTTCCCAATCACTAGAAGTTTTTTGTTTTGGTTTATTATTGGCTTTAATATATTTTCAATCTGAAGTATATTGGTAATCTCCATGTCCGTCATCAAAACATATACATCATCTAGTATACATTCATCGTTTCTGTGATTATTGATAAACAGCTTTGAAGAATATCCTCTGTCAATCTTAATTCCTTTAGTTACCTCGTAGTATGTTTTTTCAGTCTTACTGTTTTCGACTGTCAGTATTCCGTCTTTACCTAATTCCTTATAAGCATTAGCAATCATCTTTCCTATGACCGAATCGTTGTTAGCAGAAATACTAGCAACGTGCTGTAATGTTTTGCCTGTAACTTTTTTTGATGAACTGCTTAAAGATTTTATTACCTCATCTGAATGAGACTTGATGTCTCTAATTAATTGTGTGGTATTTATCTCAGGGTTTCTCTGAATCAAACGCATTCCTTCCTTTACAATAGCCTCAGTTAAAACAATCGCAGTAGTAGTTCCGTCTCCTGCTGAGGTTGCTGTTCGGTCTGCAGCTTCTTTCATCATTGTAATTGCTAGATTCTCTACTGAGTCTTCTAAGTCAATTGATTTAGCTACAGTCACACCGTCTTTTGTAATTGTAATTCCTCCTCTGTGGTTTGGTGATTCTATTAATACTGTTTTGCCGAGTGGCCCTAATGTACTTTTGACAGCTTTTGAAATTTGAGTTATTCCATTAAGCAACTTGTCTCTTCCTTCCTGGTCGAAAGATAATTCTTTTGGATTCATATTGTGTTAAATTAGATTTAATGCAAATATACAAAAATTAAAGGACATGACGAATGTCGATTTTATGTTTCTATATATATATATATAGTTATTATACTATTTATATTTTTTATTATCTATATAATTAGAATAAAAACCGACATAATCGACATAAAAGATAGTTAATAGTTAGAAATCAGTTAGTTACAAAAAAAATAATCGACACCAAATCGACATAGGCCGACATAAAACGACACAAAAAAGGGGCTAACCGAAGTTAAACCCCTTTCTCTGAGAAACACAATATAAATTGTGGGAAGAAATTATTTATATATACTAAAGAAATTCTTTTTAGCTTCTGCTAATTCAATTCCTTCAGCTATCATACTAATATCCTTAGCACGATCTTTAGCTTTTTTAAAGCTAGCTAATTTTTTAATGCCCATTTCGTAATACTGTCCATGACCATCTAGCTCATGTTTGTTACGTGAAGACATATACTCTTTCATTATCGGTTTTTTACTAATCATATCATTGCCATTTAAAATGTAAACTTATTATTCCTAGGTAAATTATTAATTCACCAAACTCATAACTTTCATCTTTATTAAAAAGACTCCAGCCAATTGCAATCCCAACAGGGATCCTGTTTTGTATTTCTATTTCCCATGCTTCCATGTACAAATATACAAAATTAATATCACTTATAAAGAGGCTCTGGGTAATAATATAAAATACAGCGATCACCCCTCATCGGAAAGCGATCTTTTTTTTCGCAGGGGGGGTACTTTTAAAAGCCGTTTTTGTTGTCGCATCTTTTTAGCTTTTTGCCACCACCCACACCACCACACCACCACCACCACCCACGCCCCAAGCACCCACGCCACGCCACGCACCCACACACACACCCAAAACAAAACCTTTGCCCCCTTTTTTTTATTTCACACAATACAAAACAAAGGGTTAACAATGCCTTAAATTTTTAAAATACTTAACTTTTTTTATACTAAACCCACAAAAAAAACCACAACAAAACACAACAAAAAACCCATTTAATAAATTTATTTTAAATTATTTTAAACTTTTATTTTGCAATTTCCAGAATTACTTTGACGACTTAAAACTCTGATAATCAACAATTTAAGTATTCATTTTCAAAGCTCAGTTTAAAAGATCAAGAATTATTTTTGTTTTATTTTTGTTTTTATTTTGTTTTATATCAAAATAATTATATATATTTGTCTCGGCAATAATGCTAAACAATTTAAATTTTTATTATTATGAGTAATTCAGTAAAAACAAATTCAGTAGTAAACACAATCGCAACGGCTAAAAAAGTAGTAACTAGAAAGCCACTAACAAAAGCACAGAAAGAAGCCCAAGCCAAAAAACGTGCTTTAAACCCACAATTTGCGAACGTGCAAAGTGCGAGACGTAAAACCGAAAAGAACGCATATAAAACCGATGCGATGCTTTGCTTGTTAGAGGTAAAAAGAACGGCAAAACTTGACAATGTTAACACCAAATCGCACAAAAATATAGCATATCAAAACGAATGTAAAAAAGCAATTAATTTTTTAACGGCTGAAAAAAACAAAGCAAAATTTATCCCTTTGTTATCTGAAGCCGTGACACTAATTAAAGGAAGTTTTAACGTGTACCGATTTGAACAATTAATCCAAAGAATTGTAAAAATGCAAAGCGAAAAAGGGCTTGATTTTGAAACCTCTTTAAATGCGATTATTTCGGCTAAATTGGTCAACGCATAACATACCACCAACCCCCCCTTAAAAGTCTTTTAGGGCTTTGTAAAACTCATATTTTGGGGGGGTACTAAAGACAAAAAAAGTCTATAAAATTGCACCTCTTTAGCGTATCGCAAAGCGTACGTTTTAAAGGTAGGATTTTAAAAATGTTTTTGTATGGCAAAGCCTACAAGCGTAAAAGTTTTTTCAATCTCGTTCTTTGACATATTGATATAGTATAAAAGGTAGTTGTTAGATAGCTACCGACCGAGTCAGCACCTTCATGACATTGGGCAAATATTCTTTGCCCTACTAAACACAAGACGAAAGCGTAAAACTATATCAAGATTGGAATCAAAACACCACGAAATGCAAAGCATCGCAAGGGGTGGAGTATGCAAAAGCTACTCCATTGTATAACCTCGCAAAATTGTGGCAACTGCCCAAGCAATTGCATTTAGATATCTGATTACCTACCAATTGGTGTGAGGTAGAGTCATAGCAAGGCAAAGCATTACAATCCGTTAAAATGATAGCTATGGGCAAGATACAAAGTTTCGTGTATCAAGTCAAAACCAGTACTGAGTACTAGGGAGAAAAGAAACAGACAAAAAATGTTTGGCGTGTAGTCAGGACTGCTGAGGGTTAACCCTCAGCTGAGGGTTCGAATCCCTCCACGCCATCTAATCAATTAATAATTTACAAATGAGAAAACGTATCAAAACCAACTCGGTTACTGTAGTAATCGAGCAAGTAGCAGAACAAGAAAGAAAAAAAGAACTCCGAAATAAAAAGAACTACGGAGAAGTTGTAACAGACATTATGCAAGAGGCCCAGTGTTCCTGGACAGAGGCAAAGAAAATTTGGAAATTTAAAATAGTCGAACAAGCAATCGCAAGAGAGCTACAAAAAATCTAATCAAATGAAAAAAGTACAAAGAGTAATCATCATTCTATTCACAGTATTTGTATGTGTGAATGCGTGGAGAGCAGGACACCAAAGTTTAATGGATGGAGACAGATCTGTCGCAGCCTTAATGTTTTTAGTGGGGTGCTTAGCATTATACGTGCCACTAACAATAATGGATATAAAAGAAAATAATAATAACAAATAACAATTAATAATTATGGGAACAATCATCAGAGAATTAGCAGAGACTACACAAGTAAGAGACAGACAAGGACAAGTTGTAACAACGTTCAGGGGAACGGTGTTCACACTCATCTTAAGAGTTTTTCTTATAGGGTTAGCACTACTATTTGTAGCAGGATTTACAACACTCGTATTTAACTTAATAGTAAACGGAGTGCAGAACAACGTACAATTTGGAATTTATAACTAATAAATAAAAGAGATATGGGATTCGGAAGACAGTATTCAATATGGAACGAGATAAATTCTTGTGCATATGCAAACGGAAACAAATCATACGGAGTGCATGACCACTCAAGTATCAACATGAAAGTAGGGAATGGAAGCAAGAACTCGCACCACTTCTGTACAATCGAACAGACCAAAAAACAATTTGGAGATTGGCTGAGCTTTAGATTGAAGGTAGATGGCAAAGTAATAAAGCAATCATACTACAACACAGTAACAAAACAATACAGAAAGAGAAAACCAGCAACAATGTTTAACCTAAATAAATAGAAATGACAGCAGAAAATTATAATTACCACAGAATCCAAGCGATGCAGAAACACATCAAGGAGATAGAAGCAAAGCTAAGGGGAGCAGATGACAAACTAGAATGGTTTGAGTCATTCGCTGATTACATTGCAGAACAACACGCCAATGAATATAATCAGGCATGTTATTTTGCAGATGAGAATCTAGAAATAGAAGACAGGTTGTGGAAAGAGAGAGAAGAACATAATAATCAATACATAAAACCACTACAAAGATTATGAGAACAGAAACTATAAAAGAATTAAAAAAATTAGTATCACTATTTGAACATAGAAAACTATGGACTAACGATAGTATATTAATGGTTGGAGATTTAAAAAAATTAATAGACTTAACAGATAAATTATGAGAACAACAGACGAAAAGCATGGCAACAGATTTGAGAAAATCTTAAAAGGTAAAAAGGTAGACTCATGTAGATACCTAACAAGAGAAGAGGCAGACAATATGGGCTGGTACAAGAGACCACTAGCTATAATATTTGAAGACGGAACATACCTAGTATTACAATCAGATGATGAGGGTAATGATGGAGGTGCAGCATTCATTGGAGGTGGAGATGATGAACATACAATCTACACGATATGAGTAAGTTCATGATATACAATGCAGATGAAGTTACATTCATACTGAAGAGAGATTTAGACGAGGCAAAGCAATGGGCAATAATGTATTGCGACCATTCTTATGAGATAATAGTAAGAGAAGTAAGCGATATTAAATATAAATACTAATAGATATGATGAGCAATTGTTGTGGTGCAGAGCCAAGTTACTTAAGTGACGAGAGATGTGGAGCTTGCCTAGAGTGGGCAGAGTTTGACGAAGAAGACGAGGAAGATTTACCTATGGGAGAGACCTGTAGGAATGGTAAGCAATGGGCAAAATGCGATTGCTGTTAATTAATAAACACTAAATAGATATGAATATAAATAAAAGAGGGTACTATACCATCAAAGGAGAAAAGTATGAAATGAGTATACGCTACTCATACTACTACAACACAGGAACATACGAGCAGCCACCTGAAGAGGACATGGAGATTGAATCCGTAGACTTAAATGGAATGGACATTACAAATTTATTTTGGGACTACATAGAAGATGATGTATATCAACAAGTAATAGAATACGCAAGAGAAAATAATTAAATTATGAAAGTAACACACACACACACAATGCAAGGAACTTTGTTGGTAATAATAGACGACAAGGATACCTATGAAGTATCAAGGTCACATTGGTCATCTTACTTACATATAAAGGGAGACCCTGACACTAGAATACTATCGCCAAAAGAAGAGGCAGAACTAAAAAAGCTATATTGGAATAGCGAAGCAAGTAGATACTAATCAATTAAATAAATAAATAATGAAAGTAAAAATTGAACAACGTAGTGTATACCACAAGTTTGTAGAGTTGGAGATAGAGATACCTGACTCAGTTGACACAGACAAAATCGATGACTACCTACTATCTATTGAAGATGAATGGATAGACGTGATAGACGACAAGACAAACCAATCAGAGTTTGTTCTTGGGACAGGATTATACGACCACCCTGGACACGAAGACTCAGAAGCAGAGTATGAGTGGAGATACGAATGCGAAGAAAGAAAAATAGGAGGACATTTATAATAAATAGAGTTATGACTGAAATGGAACAAGAAAAAAGAGCAAGCCTTCACGCAGATGTGATGTTGCGAAAGGCTCTTGACATCAAGGATGCAAATGATACTATTAATAGGTTGAGGTCTTATTATGACGACCCAAACAACGGAATGAATACCTGCTTTATTGTACAAAGAATAAAAGAGTTAGAAGAATTTATTAATCAATTAAACAATTAAATTATGGGAAAACAAGTAAAAGAAATTACCGAAGAGATAATCTCACAGGAGTTATTCAATAGAGATGTGTTGGCTGACTATTATGACAACCCTGATAAAGGATATGCACAACTGCAGATTCATTTCGGATTTGAATTAGTAGATGACGATGCATACAGACGTGACTTTGTTATCTACCAACAAGACACAGCAGATGGGTACGAGGTATGGATAGCACACGAACCTGATAATCATATAGATGTAGGTTCAGACGTACATTACTACGATCACAGTTTATCAGATGTATTAATGGAGGCAATGCAAGAGACTCATATTGATACCATATATGTTGATGACATAGAGGTACAATACGTTGAAGATGCATTGACAGCTCTATATGATATAATGAAAGACGAGATTATTGAAGACATAATGGAAACACTAACAGAAAAAGGATTTGAATATAATAAATAAACACAATTAAATTATGGGAGCAACAAACATTCATTACGAAGCGAGTAAAAAGCAGTACAAATCAGCAAGAGATGCTTACAAATCATTAAGAGAAGAGGCACTATACGAAGATGGACACGACCCTTATAGTGGGACGATTGCCACCTGCACACTAGAGGGTAAGATATCCGAGCCTAAAGATGACGATGCTTATGATGAGGCATTGGACAATGTAGACAAGAGAGAGTGTGTGTATTACGAGACAGATACACATTATGTATTCATTGGGTGGGCAGCCTGTTAAACTAAACACTATGGCAAGAGTAGAAAATTGGTCAACATCAGGTATCCTGGCATACCTGATTGACACGTATGGTGAGTCAAGACATGACTGCCATTCATTAAAGAGAGCATGCGAAATAGTAGCAAAGCAGCATAGCGTAGACCCTACAGATATGTTTCATTTTCTTATAGAGAATGAGCCTGTACAGGGGTTATACTTGCATAGCTATGGTTTTCATACACGAACAGGTAGAGGTATAATAGAAGAGATTACCTCTACGTATGATGAGTTGAACAATGAATAATATTGTTCACACTCATCTTAAAGTTATTGAAGTGAGTCATTATAATAATCCTTAGTTGTCGCTAATGTAGGCCGTTGTAATGCTTAACAGTTAAAGTGTAGACTCACGCCTATGAGAAAAGGGTTTAATCATGCACAAATTACAACAAGACTGACAGGACGGAAAGACGCCCCTCCAAGGAGGTAACTTTAAATTTAATATATTATGCCGAATCATTGTTACGCATTTATTACGGTGCAAGAAAAGTACGAGAAAAAGTTAGCAGAGATAGCCAAAGTAGGGCTATGTCGATACTACAGGCCAATGCCTGAAGAACTAGAACAGACCACTAGTCCATGCAGAGTAGTGAGCGAGAAAGAATATGCAAAGCAGATGAAACTAAACGAGACAGCCAAGCATAAGTCCTATCCAATCACAAAAGACAGAAGAGAATACCTATTAGATAAATATGGAAAAGATAATTGGTATGACTGGGCTTACGAAAATTGGGGTACAAAGTGGGGTTGCTATGACAACGAGTGCGATGGTGGAACGTATAGATTTACCTCAGCATGGGGGCCGATTGATGATGAAATCATCTTAGAGCATTTTGTCAAAGACATACCAACTTTCAGTTATTCTTTTGAAGAGGAACAGGGTTGGGGTGCAGAGTTTGAGTTTGATAATGGAGAAGAAACTTATGCACTTGAATGGGACTTACCTGATTGGGAGGACACAGATAATGATGAGATATATTTTCTTCCAAACAAATATATAAATGGTGAGGGAATACATCTTAAAGGATATTATCTAGATGGAAACCTTCAAGAGTATTTAGGTAACAACTTTGAAGAAGCAGTTGAAGATATAACTAAATTAAATTAATATGAATGTTAAAGAACTGATTAGAGTATTGGAGAAGTACGAGAACGAGAAAACCATGGTGTTATTGAAACTAATCCCTAATGATGGGAGCGAAGATGATGGGGATGAGAATGATTTAGATGTTAGATTCGTTGGGGAAATATGTACTAGTGGTTTGGATAGTGACGAACCTTTTGTTGAACTAGGCTTTCAAGTCATAAATAAATCAAATTAATATGAATGTATTATCATTATTCGATGGCATGTCCTGTGGACAGATAGCCCTCAAGAATCTTGGTGTAAAAGTAGACAACTACTATGCATCAGAGATTGACAAGTATGCTATAAAGATAGCAAAGAAAAACTTCCCTGACATGATTCATGTTGGGGACGTTACTCAGGTAGAATCCAAACACTTTGGTGCTGATGGATTTGATACAAAGATAGATCTTATCATGGGTGGTAGCCCATGTCAAGGATTTAGTAGAGCAGGTAAGAACCTCAACTTTGATGACCCTAGAAGTAAATTGTTCTTTGAGTTTGTCAGACTAGTAAAGGAACTCAAACCAAAGTATTTTCTACTAGAGAATGTAAAGATGACAAAGGAACACAGAGATACTATATCAAATGTGTTAGGTGTTGAGGCGATATACATAGACTCAGCACTTGTATCTGCACAAACCAGGAAGAGATACTATTGGACAAATATACCTTACCTCTTTGGGCCAATCAATCAACACATAATATTGAAAGATATTATTCAAACAGAAGGAGAGCTTGAAGGTTCTATTGTTGATGAGAGAATGGTAACCAACAAAGGCAAAGCGTATTGTCTTACAGCACGATACGATGGTGCTGTATGGTGGAACAGCATAGAAAGAAGTCAACGTACTATGATTAGGATAGAAGACAAGGTATGCTTCCCTGAAGCCACAAAGAAAGGTTACGCTGCCGTAGGTGTTGGAGAAGGTTTAGACTTATCTTATCCCACTAGCACAACTAGAAGAGGTAGGGCATTGATAGAGAAAGCACATTGCCTCACCACTATCTCACCCAATCAAGGTATCATCAATGAGAAATACAATTGGAGGAAGCTCACGCCTATAGAATGTGAGAGACTTCAAACTGTACCTGATAATTATACAGAAGGAGTGTCGAACGCACAACGATATAAGATGTTGGGTAATGGTTGGACAATTAAAGTAATCGAACATATATTAAAAAACATGGAGATATGAATTTACTAACACAAAACAGCAAGTTAAAGAAGACAAGTAAAGCCCTCAATTTGAGGGTTTTTAATTTTGGAATACCTGCATACAAGTCAGCGAGCGGTAAGCTTACATGCCCTATGGCTGACGAGTGTGTCAAGTTCTGTTATGCCAAGAAGGGTGCATATGTATGGAGTAACGTGCAGCCTGCATTTGAAAAGAGATACCAACTAAGTAAGACACTAGAGTTTATTGATGCAATGAATGCAGAGATAAAAAAGAAACGCCCTGATTATGTTAGGGTACACGATAGTGGTGACTACTATTCACGTAGCTATCTAGCCAAGTGGATTACAATTGCTAAGGACAACCCAGAGGTTAGGTTTTATAGCTATACTAATATGGTAGACATGATGCACAAGGCTGAGCTTCCAAATAATTATGACATAATATTTAGTGACTCAGGTAAACAGAAGCACTTGATAGACAAGTCAGTTGACAGACACACACAGATCTTTGACACTAAAGATAATTTATACGAGGCAGGTTATGTAGACGCTTCAGACACAGACCTTTACGCAACTAAGTGGTTCAATGACACTAATAAAGTAGGATTAGTTTTTCATTAAAAACAAAAAAAAGTTGCATAATAAACAAATTATTATTATTTTTACAAACACAATAAAATTTAATTACAATGGGAAAATCAAAAGAAATGTTCAACAGAGAACGTGAACAGAAATCAGAAACATTAGCATCATTTATTGACGATGAATACCAGGAGGCTGAGTATTATCATAACCAACAGCGCTTAGTATTGAATGAAATATTCACAGCGTGGGGTGAGATATTTGGAGATACTAAAAAAACTAAGTTTAATCTATCAAAATCTAAAAATGAAAAGAGGAATATTTAATAAGTATGTAAAGCTCTTATGTAAGGAGGTAGGTATATCTGAAAAAGATTTGTTCAAGAAGAGCAAGGCAAGTAAGATATCTTCTGCAAGATTTATATTGTATTCAATGTGCTATCAAAGGCCTATGAATATACTTCAAATCTCAGACCTTATGTCAGAGAGAGGTTATACAACTTCAAGACAAACAATTGAATACGGAATAAGTAAAATAAATACTGAGTCCGATCCTGATGTTCAGGAGTTTATATCTAACACTATTCAAAAATATAATCATAGCGAAGTATGAGTTACAGTATTCAAGAAATATGGAATGAAGCAACTGAATTAAATAAAGCTTGTAATATGAGCTACCATAGTGAGGAAGCTTATATGTACAGAGGTATTAAGATTACTAAAGTTGAGAATGATATTAAAATATTTACCACATCAAATGCTAGATATGCGTATCACGAAATGAACGATAGTCAATACCTTATGTTCCATGAACTTGGATTCAAAGAAGGCGTTCACGCTGTAGTAAAGAAACAGTATGAAGGTAAGATTGATTTGATTAATAAAAAGATAAAGACAGAGATTAACACTAGGAATAATAAGAAACATTACGATTCCTTAAAATTAAAAAGAGAAACATTAATTAATAAATTTAGTAATTTAAAATAAGTAAACATGGGAAACACACAATCAACATTCAAAGAGCTTACATCAATCAATGTAAGAGACAAGGTAGAAAAGAAGGGAAGATTTGACTACTTGTCTTGGGCTTACGCCTGGGCAATCGTCAAGGATAAATATCCTAGCGCCAACCGAACAGTATATGAGTCAGACCACACAGGTCTTAATTACTTTACAGATGGCAATACAGGTTATGTTAAGGTAGGTATAACAATCAATGACGTTGAACACATTGACTACTTACCTATTATGGGACATAACAATCAATCGTTAAGTGTAGATAAGATTACTTCGTTTGCAGTTAACAAAACTATTCAACGTAGTACCGTAAAGGCTATTGCTATGCATGGATTAGGGTTGTCATTATGGGCAGGTGAAGACTTGGCTGACATTAGTGAGACTGCACCAAAGAAAGTAACAACCTCAGAAAAGAAACCTACATTAAAAAAGACACACGCTAAGTGGAATGATGTAGTAAACTTTGTAAAATCCAATAAGAACGAACCATTTGCCTCTACAATAGCTAAGGTAGAGCAGAAGTTTACGTTATCAGTAGCAATCAAAAAAGACCTTTCGAACTATGCAAAGTAATATTATAGAACAACTCAAAGACGATAGTAATTACTATGGTAAAGTTGGTCAGCAATATTTATCTAATTCAGATATTTATAGCTTACTTAAAAACCCTAGAAAATTTAGACACAAAGAAAAAAGCCTACCCTTGTTAGAGGGTGGCTATTTTCATACGGCTATGTTAGAACCAGAGAAGTTAGATACATATAGTATAATGGATGTATCTAGTAGGGCTACTAAAGGTTTTAAAGAATACATTAATGACAATAATCTAGATCCATACGATGTGCTGCTTACAAAAGAAGTAGAGAAGATTAACACGTGGGTTGATGCTATGAAGTCTAACTTTGAAATGTATACAGACATATACGCAGAAGGTAACGAGTATGAGAAACCTGCTATTGCTACCATCTTTGGTATGGAATGGAAAGGTAAGGCAGATATTATTACAGACACTAAAGTTATTGACATCAAAACATCAGGTAATGCCGATAAGTTTAAGTGGAGTGCTAACGACTACAACTACGACAGCCAAGCATATATATATGAACAGCTGTTCGGTAAGCCTGTAGAGTTTTATATTATAGATAAGACTACATTGAAACTTAAGATAGCTAAGCCATCTCCTGAGACTATACTGAGAGGTAGAGAGAAGGTATTGAAAGCTATTGAGGTATACAAGACCTTCTTCGCTGAAGACTCAGCAGAAGACATTACACAGTACATAGAGCGTGAAGAATTTTAAATTGTTCACACTCATCATAAAGGAGTCAGATGCGCTGCTCCAACTCAGCGCTCAAC